GTAGGGCTACATCGTTAATCTGCATACCGTCATACTCCAACTGTTTCTTTATTTCAATGAGTACTTCGGTATAGAGGTCATCGGCGAGCATTTGGGCGATGCCTACCCCTACTTCGGGGTGCTCTTTCCATTCACCCTTCTCAGTAGTAAGGATAGCCTTTTGCTGTTGGTTATCGGAGTACCCCACTTCAAAATCACCTGCTAATAGGCGCAAATCGTTTTCCTCATCTATGAGTATATCTTTCATTAAGCTGTCTGCATTTGGTTTATACTATTAATTGCTCTGAGGAGTTCCTCCTTGACCATCGCTCCAAAGTTCTCTACTCCTTCACGTACAGAGGAAACATATACCTTAGTATCAGTGCCTACATTGCCTATCTGTATATTGATATGCGTTTGTCGGGTGCCTCCTGATACAATATTGTCCTTGGTTTTAGTGCCTTCTCCCGTGGTGGCAGTAGTTTCTCCCGTAATAGGACTTATCCCTGGCGTAGGACTGCTTTCGGTTTTCATACCCAGCTTGCCCATTAGCCCGTCTTTTACCTCCTTAAAACTTTTAAACTCTAAAGAGTCCCCTATTTTACCAAAGGCTTCTTTAGCTTTAGCCCCTGCCTCGCCTGCCTTCTTATATCCTTCAGTTACCGATTTGGCACGCTCTTGCAAGTCGTTTTGTATCTTGGCAATCATCGCTTGGTTCTCGGAACTATCGCCTAAACCAACCGCTTCTTTGAATTTATACCAAGCGAGCTTACAGGCATCTATACCTGCCATAAAAGCATTAACAGCTGTATTCCAATGAGCTTTATAGGTGAGTATAAAGGCTTCCCATATATACTTCATACCTTGTACAGTGTTATCCCACGCTTTGCCCCAACCACTTACACCTACAATGCAATAAGCAATGATAGCAATAAGGGCTATAATACCTGCTATTATCCACGTAATAGGGTTGGCTAAAAAAGCAAGGTTTGTCTTAATCACTGCCCAGGTGAGCCTATTTTGCCAAGCAGTCGCTATAGCCGTATAGGTGTTGTGTAGTATCATAGCTGTTGCGTAGATACCTATAGCTCCTGCTACGAGAAGCACCACGGGGTTAGCCTCTTGAAACTTCTGAATAAGCGACCCTATACCTCCTCCTATGCTTGAAAATATAACTGCCATAAGGTCTACCAAGGGACCAAGTATAGGACTAATAGCCTCATACACTTTTAGCGCAAGCTCGGTAATTGAGTCCATCATCTTATTGAACTTACCGCTAAGGGTTTGTCCCGCCTTTTCGGCACCTTGGTAAAATAGCCCTTGTTTATCCGTCGCCCATTCAAAGGCTTGTGCCAACTCTTGCGCCGAAATACCTCCTTTACTCATTCGCTCTTTGAGCTGTGCCATACTCTCGCCAGTGCGCTCACTTATCACTTGCAAGGGGTTGAAGCCCGCATTTATCATCTGCATTAAGTCCTGCCCCTGTAGCTTGCCTGCCGAGGTGGCTTGTGCAAAAGCAAGTGATAAGCTCTTCATTTTTTGGGCATCGCCCATAGCTATATCTCCGATGTTCTTTAGCTTGCCAAAAGCAAACTCAGAGGAAAGCCCGAAGGACATCATTGTCTTCTGTGCTTCAATAAGTCCCGCCTTGTCGTAGGGTGTTTTTACCCCATAATCGGAGAGCTGGGCATATAAGGCTTTGGCTTTTTCTACATCGCCACGAAGCAAAGTAGTAATATTAGCTTGTTGCAAGTCGGCTTCCATACCCTTTCGGATACTTCCCCCTATCACGGCTCCCGCCAATATAAGAGGGTTGGTAGCCAAACCAGGTAGCCCTGCCATTGCCTGAGAGAACCAAGAGCGCAGACGACCGCCCGTGTTGTTTTGCAAGTGGGTAACCTGCCTTTCTAAGCGGTTGATTTCCCTATTATAAGTGCGAATGGTTGTAAGCCCATTAGCAGGCAACAAATCACGCTCAGCACGCAATAGATTAATCCGACTTTGCAAGGTGCTCACCGAAGAGCCCATTTGGCTAAACTCTTGCGACACCTGCCTTTGTAGGCGTTCCAAAGAGCCAAAGCGGTCAAGCATCGCATCAGTAGTGATATTGATGCGTTGCAAGCGGTCGCTTACCATATCGCGTAAGTACAAGGTATATTGTAACAAGTCTGCCATTGGTGATTATTGTTCCTTTTCTTTTTGCCGAAGCCATTCTAATTCTTTTACTCGCATAGCCCACTGGGTATCGGTGAGGTCGTCGGGATTGGTAATTCGCATATAGTAACGCAAGGAAGCGTTAGTGATACGAAGCCAATCCCGCCCCTCGTCTATTTCCGCATCACTGAGAGCTTGTCCAAGGTCGCCTCTTTAATCTGTATAAGGTCGGGTAGCTTGCTACTGGCGGCGAGGAACAGCGCATCGTCTGTTTTAATCTCCTCATCACCACCCAACCAACAGTTGTTGAGTACTACCTCATTAAACTTTAGCGGATCTTTAGTTGCCAAAGTAGAGGCACAACTAAGGGTTTGTCGGTCGGGCGTACGCAAATACGCCTTTTTGTCTTCAATATTCAGTACATAAATATCGTTGTACTGCTTTTTCCATTCTTCTATTTGTTCTTTAGTTATCATTTTAAACTGCTTTTAAAAGGTTTTTAAAGTGCAAGCCACACAAGCATTTTGTTATTGTTTAATTTGTTAGGCTTGGCGTATTACATCTGTAAATATAATGGGAAGCTCCATAATCATATTCTTATCGCCTTGCTTCATTCCTTTTTTCACTTCGGTAAATTCAACGTGCTTGAGAATATCGGTAACTATCTGTCCGCCGTCCAAAGGCACGTAGGAAGCCACAAGGTCAAAACTAAGGCTAAGTATATCGTTGTTTGGGGCATCGCGGGTCATTGCTTCTGCCTCGCTCTGCCAAAGGCTTATTTTACCCTCATAACTGCGGTTGCCCGCCACCACTCCGTGAGGTTTGCAACCTCTTCCATAAAGAAAGTCTTTCTCTTGTTTCTCGGTGTACTCCAACTCTGTAACGCCTATAATGATACGTCCACCAAAGACGATAGAGAGTTCGCACCACGCATATTGTTTGCTGTCAAATGTTGCCATAATATTAATTTGTTGTTGTAGTAAAACCGATGTTTACCTCTATAAAGTCGGCATAACCTACGGGTAACAGTTTAATGTTTATCACCACTTTGCCCGTTTGTAGTACACGTTGCTTTGGGTCTATATCAATCTTTACCGCTGATAGCTCGCCCTGCGATACCATTTGGCTTTGCAGGGTACTCTCAAGTTTGGTTTGCCAACCCTTGATAATAGCGGGGTGAATACTGCCGTCTTCGGATAGTAACACCTCATCGCTGAGTTCCTCAACCAATACCCCATAACTTAGGAGCATTGCTTTGTCCATTACAAGCCCATTACATAGGCTCTTAAAATCGTCGGTGGGTTGGGTAAGGGTATTATCGCCCGAAAAGTAGTAGCCAGAGCGTCCTACAAAGGTGCGAAAGAAGATATACCCTTTGTCGTCAAGCGCATCCCATTGGTCTGCTTTGCTGTCGATAGTCGTGCCGTCGGTAAAGTATGCTACCAAGGGTAATACGCTGCCGTCCTTGACGCGGTGAATTTTGCGCTGTACGGGTATTTTGGTTATTTTGCCTAAAAATAAACCAACTGATGCTTCTTTCTCCTTATCATCATTCCCAATAAAACAAGCCACTTTGTTGAGTTCGTTTTCGGAAAAATTAGTAAGGTCAGCTACTTTTCCGTTCCAACTGTTGCCCGACACGACTATCCTAAAAGGCATATACTTCTTTTCAAAGTGCTCAGCAAGGGCTTGCCCTTTCACTACGGCTGTCTGCACATCGGCATCTAATCCTGCGGTGATAGTCTCGCTACCAGTTGCTTTTTTCACTACTCCAAGCACGCGGATAGCCCCTTTGGCATCAGCTATGAGAGTTGGAGCAAAAGCACCATCTTTGTCGAGCATTGCCGTCATAGTAGTGGCATCCGATACGAGCATTAGCCACAGAGGCGTACCCGTAGGGGCTTGGTCATAAAACGCTTTTACGTGCTTATAAGCAAAGGCGTTTTCATTTTCAGTTTCTGAAATTCCCAAAGCTATGGCTTCTTTTAGTGAGAATATTTGGTACGACTTGCCCAACTCTACTTTGCTACTCACCGTAACTCCCGTTGCGATAAGCCCAGTAGTTTTTTGTATAGCCGTAGTTCTGCCTAAGCCGTCTTTGGCAATATTGAATAATACTTTAGGTAATGCCATTAGCCATTATTTTTTAGGTTTAAAAAAGTTGAATTTTGAAGTATCTGTTACAGTCTCACCTTCTGACTCGTCAGAGTCTTCAGATTTTTCAGTTTTGTCTGGTGTTTCTGTTACTACTTTATCTTCTACCTCATTAGTATAGCTATCTACAGTGCTATCTTCTAAGGTTTGTGCGTGGTTTTGTGCATCTTTTTTTAGTAAGAAGAGGAAACCATCGGAGGTAGCAAAAAGCTCTTTTGCCTCTTTGTTATTTTCAAAATATTGTTTTGCTTTTTCTGCTGTTGTCATTGTATTCTGTTTTAAAGTTAATATAGGAGTAGGGTGAGGTATGGATACCATTGAACTCGTCCGCTCACCCTACTATATATTCCTATAAGATAGCTCCTAAATATTTAGGTTTTTTAGCGCGGATAACTCCTACTAAGGCACGTTGTGCGAATGAAAGAGTATCAGCTTGTAACCCAGAGTCACGAAGTGTAGCATACATCTCTACATCGCCGAAGCAACGGAATACCTCATCAGTTACCCACATAAAGGTAGCGCGCTTATCAGTATTATCCTTGGTTGCACCAAAAGGCTTTTTAACACCTGCAGAAGTGTATAGCGGATTTTGGCTGTATTGGAATACCTTAATGTCATATATCTTTTTGTCATTAAGTATATCCTTGTACAAACGTTTGTCCTCCTTACGAATGCGGGCAAAGTGTTCTGGGGTAAAGCAGATGTTCACACCCTCAAGGATATCATTTTCCTCCATAAACTGTTTAAGGTCTATGATAGCGTCAATCACCGAGTCACTGGCGGAGAGGTTACACACCTTATTGCCTGCTCCATCTTGAGCAGGAGCCCAGGCGTAGGCAGCACGCTTTCCGATATTCTTAGCCAATGATACACGATGACGTTGTATTAGGCTTGAACGCCTATCGTATGCAAGCTCTATCTCTTGCAACTCTCTGTGGCGTGTTTGTTCTGTAGAGTAAGTGTGTAGCACTACCTCATTAGCTATATCTTCTATATTTGCAACGGGTAGAGGGTTATTAGCTGTAGCAAAATAATCTTCGTGTACCGTAGGTTCTATTCCTGCTTCGGCAAGGTGTAACTTGTTATGTTCTACATATTGCGACAAGTCTACACTCTGATAGACAAAGGAATTATCAGGAATAGGGTTTTCTTTTATACCTGCTATCCATACTTCGGTTTGAAGCCCCGCCATAGCTACTCCTTTGAAAATAGAGGGGGCAACATACTGAACTACAGTAGAAGTAGCTACAATAGCTGTTGCTACTATGGGTACTGAAGCACCTACAATTGGCGCAATAAACATTGAGGCAATAAGTGCCAATAATGCATTAATAAACAATGCTTTTAATGATAATTTCATACTGTTTTAAATTGTTTTTAAAGGGTTATTAAATTACTTTTCAGTGTAGCGCACTCCATTGGCGTACTCTTGGGCTAAGCGGGCATACTCTTCGGGTTCCTTGTCTCGGAGAGCTCGGAGCCTATCGGGGTTTTTCTTTTGCAAGTAGTCAAAGCTTTCATCGGCAGTACCTGTTGGTTTTGCACCTGCCCCCAACACTACCTCACGCACTGTGTTAGCCTTTCCTTGCTGTGTATTCTCAGCTTCTTTGTCGGCTACAAGTTTAGAGAGTAAGGCTTTTTGTCCGTCAAAATCTACTTCAAACTGCTTTAGCTGACTTTCTTTGAGGGCTTGTGGGATAAGCCCTAATTGTACGGCTTTATCTACCAAGGTTGTAGC